CGGCGACATTTACAAGACCGGTTCAGCCATCGTTAATTCGCTGGACACTTCCGCCAGCCTCGACGGCATGGTTGAAATGTCTGTCGGCCTGACGGGCAACGGCGCGTTGACAGAAGCAACCGTGTCCTAACATGGCGAAAAATCCGAAAGCTGCCCGTGATAACCCAATATTATCACGGGCAAAAGATCACTTTGAAGGGTTATCCCGCGAAGTGATTGAAGTACCGGAGTGGGGAGTCGAGGGTGAACCGCTTCGGATTTATTACAGGCCATTCACGATTCGTGACAACCAGCAAATCTATGGGCGTCACAGGAATGATCCAAACAATCCTGAAACGCTGATTTCAGTTATCATCCAAAAGTCGGAAACTGAAGAAGGCGACAAGATGTTTTCGCTTGATGATAAGCTGGCTTTGCGCGATAGCGTGGACGGTGAAATCATTGCCAGAATCGCCAACGATATTATGGGCGCGGCTGGTGTTGAGGAAGCGGAAAAAAACTAAAAAGCGACCCGTTCAAATATGCCGTTTTTCTGGTGGCGTCAAAACTAGGGAAGATGATTGGCGAAATTGAAGAAATGCCTGTCGAAGAATTATTTGAATGGGTCGCGTTTTTTGAACTAACTGGACCGCAAGGGGCGAACAATGACGGCAAAAATAAATCCAGTTAAGTTCGATATAAGGGCCACTGATAAAACGAAAAACGCCTTTCGTTCTGTTCAGGGCAATGTAAAAAGAACCAAAACGGCTTTTGCTTCATTGGCTAGGGCTGTCGCCCCCTTGGTCGCGGCATTTGGTGCGGCGCAAATGGTTCGCGGCCTTGTTGGCACAAATAAAGAATTTCAGAAATTACGGGCGACACTTGTCACGTTTACGGGATCGGCAAAGAACGGCGAAAAAGCGTTCAAAGCCCTGACGCGATTCGCAGCGTCAACGCCGTTTGCCGTTAAAGAAGTCACAGAAGCATACAACACGCTTATTTCAAGGGGCATAAGCCCATCCATTGACCAGCTTAAAGTTTTTGGCGATGTTGCGGCGGGTTCTGGTAGGTCGTTGACGCAATTCGCCCAGGCGGTTGCGAACGCGACAACGGGCGAAATGGAAATGCTGAAGCAGTTCGGCATTACGGCGCGGGTTGAAAGTGACAAACTACGCGTTTCGTTTGGCGGTAATTCAAAACTGATCGAACGCGATGCAAAAAGCATTGTTTCTGAACTTGAAAACATAGCAAAAACCAACTTCGCCGGGGCTACGGCGCGACAAGCCGCAACGCTTGATGGCGCGTTTTCAAATCTTGGTGATTCCGTTGATATGTTCGCCTTCGCTATTGGCGAAGCTGGTCTGAACAAAGAAATCAATAAAACAGCGCGGTCGATGGCGGCTTGGATTTCTGCAAATAAAGATGTGACAAAGCAGATTTCTGGCGCGTTGGTTTCGGGGATTCAAGCGCTGTCGGCTGGTGCTAAGTTCGTCGCGGAAAACTTCGACTTGATTTCGACCGCTGTCGCAACTTTTATCAGCTATCAAGTCGCCAATGTGATGATCGGGGCGGCTGTCGCAATTGGCGGCTATACAAGGGCGCTTATTCTTGCAAGCAAAGCCCAAAACATTCTGAATCTGATCACGACTCGCATGGGTTGGGGGTTGGTGTTGAAGGCGGCTGTCGCAATTGCTGGCGGCGTTGCGACTTATCAGATTTTTGCCGAAAAAGCTGACAAAGCCACCAACGGGTTGATTGATGCTGTTAGCGATTTAGATGGCGAATTGCCAAGCCTGAATAAAGGCTTGAAAAAAGGTGCGCAAAGTTCGAAGGACTTGGCGAAGGCGCAAAAAGAAGGCAAAGCAATAATTGAAAAGCTTTTGCGTCCGACTAAAAAATATTCGCTGGAAATGGGCAAAATTCAAGGCATAATGAAGCGCCACGGCTTCACGATAGCTCAATTTAATCGCGCCAGCAAATTGACCGCCAGACGATATTTCGGAATCTCAGACGGTGCGCGTGACGCGGCGGAAAAAGTGGATGATCTAAAATTTGCCATGCGCCAAGGGTTGATTGCACAAGATGAAGGCACGGCTGCGCTGCGGCGGTATGAATTACAGCTTGTGAACGCGCAAGCCGCACAGGAAAACACGTTCGGGGCTGGCGCACGGGCTGGCATGGCGAACTATTTTGACGAATTGAACAATAAAGGCGCACAGGGCGCAGACTTTATGGTCAACAGCGTTTTCAAACCAATGGAAAATGCGCTGACGACCTTCTATCGCACTGGCAAGTTGGATTTCAAATCATTCAAGGATGCGGTGCTTGACGGTCTGGCAAGCATGGCGGCGAAAGCAACAATGTCGTTTGCTGGCGCGGCAGCATCATCCTTTGGTGCAAGCGCGGGTTCTGCGGCGGGTTCGGTTCTTGCAAGCGCGGGTTCGTCTGCTTTGAAATACGTTTCCAGCTTTTTCGCTTCCGGCGGTTCTGTTAGCGGTCCCGGCACGGGAACAAGCGATTCGATCCCGGCAATGTTGTCGAATGGTGAATATGTCATAAACGCCGACGCTGCCAGCAAAATCGGCGTGGGCAACTTGAACGCCTTGAACAGCGGCAGGATTCGCGGCTTTGCGGCTGGCGGCAATGTCAGTGAAGCTGAACGTGAGTTTGAAGGGGCGCAGGGGCGGTTTGGTGGTGTGTCTGTTAGCGAATCTTCGCAAGGCGTTGGTCCTGGCCTTGGAAATAGTATCGCTGGCGGGACGGTTTTTGGTAAAGTGGTCCCGTCGCAACTCCAGCAAATACAAAACTTGGTTGAAAGCCTTCCGAAAGGGACACAGGCGCACAAGAACGCGCTGGCAACGCAAGCTGAATTGCAAGGCTCGTTCTTTGCGATGGGCTTGCCAAACCCAATGTCAAAAGTCGTTTCTATTATGTCGCAAGTCGTTGCGGCTGCGTTGCGGTCAGGAATGGACGTTGATTTTGTTGGCGGTCCAGATACCCCCGGCGGTGCGGATCAAGATAGTTTTGTGAAAAAAATGAAGGGCAATGGCGCGGCACTGGCTGGCGAAATGCAGGGAATGATGGGTGGCGCGGTTGGCGGTTTGGGCGGCAAGTTCAATGACAACATGCTTAACCTTGTTTCAAAGGTTGACGCAATGCGGTCGCAGCCGATTCCCCGCGCAGACGGTGGCCCAATGCTTCCCGGTAAGCCGTACAGGGTAGGCGAGCGCGGAACAGAGGTAATCACTCCCGGCGCGGCTGGAATCGTCCAACAGACGCCTTCCAGCGATCCCACAGGGTCGAAATCAATCGTGCATGAGATCCGCGAATTGCGCGGCGAAATGTCTGCGCTGACAAGAACCATTTCAAGGTTGGTTGCTGGTCAGCCAAACGCCGGAATGAGGTTCGCGTAATGGCACTTGCCGATCTGGTCGCCTCGCCATTTTCAGAGAAACATTATTTGGCTATTTTAACGCCGTATGATATCGACGGTGCGGCCCTGAAAACAATTTATTATTCGACGCAGGGTTTCACCACGGAGCCAGCCGACACGCCTTCAAACCAGCATTTTGAGGGGCGAATCGACACTGCGCTTTCGTTTTCGCGTTCTATGTTTCAGCAAGGCGTGATCGGTGGGAAGTCGATTCCATCTTTTGGTGAATTGCGGCTGGCGAATCCTGACGGTGCGCTTGACGATCTGTCGGGATACGCCTTCGACGGCAGGGCTGTCACGATTAAGTTAGGCGCGGTTGATGATGCTTATTCGGATTATTCGACCATTTTTGAAGGGACGGCAGACGGAATCGAATTTACTGATACTGATGTTGTGATTCGGTTGCGCGATTTTCAGGAAACGCTGACGCTGCCGATACAGACAACGCTTTACGCTGGTACGGGCGGCAACGAAGGCGGGGCAGACCTTAAAGGCACACGCAAGCCGCTTTGCTTTGGTCGGTGCCTGAACGTCACGCCGATAATGATTGATGCTGCCACAGGGCTGTATCAAGTCCATGACGGCCCTATAAATGACGTTGACGCGCTTTATGTGGGCGGCGTTGGATATACAAAGGTGGCTGCGCCTCCCGGCGCGAACCAATACAGCGTGAACGTGACCACGGGCGTTGTGACGGTCAACGGTGGGCCATTGACGGCACAGGTGACTTGTGACGTTCAAGGTTCGAAGCCGTCAACCTATCTTGTGACGACCGCCGATATTATGGATGAAATTGTTCAAACATATGGCGGGTTTTCGGCTGGCGATATTGACGCAACAAGCATTTCGGATTTGAACACTGCGAACAGCGCAACGGTTGGAATTTATGTTGATGGCAAGAACGAAAAAACAATTTTGTCTGTACTGGATGAATTGATTGCAAGCGTTGGCGGGTTCTATGGTTTCAACCGATCCGGCAAGTTTGAAGTCGGGCAGATCGTCGCGCCAACTGGAACGGCTGACGGCGAGTATTCCGAAACTGAAATATTGTCGTTGCAACGGGTTCCGACGCATGTGGCTTCGCATCGTGTGACGCTTGGATATGAACCAAATTGGACAAAGCAAGTCGAATTCCAGCTTGCTGCCGGGGCGGCTTCCGCGACCCGCGATTTCACGGCGCGGGAATTCCGGCATGTTACAACGAATGATGCGGCAGTTTTGACGAAGCACTTGAACGCGACGGAATTGAAGTTGAACACGTTGCTTGATACAAGCGCGT